CCGGCGAAGGTATTGTTGAACTAGGCACTGGACCCGGCATCAGTCGCGGGGCCATCAACTGGAACGGCACGCTTTACCGTGTGATGGGGACCAAGCTAGTTTCCATTTCATCCAGCAATGTTGTGACCGTAATTGGTGATGTCGGATCAGGTGGCCGCGTCATGTTCGACTATGGCTTCACCTATCTGGCCGTGACATCGGGCGGTCGGCTGTATCTGTATGACGGCACCACACTGACACAAGTGACCGATCCCGATCTGGGCGTGGCTCTCGATGTGGTTTGGGTTGATGGTTACTACATGACCACAGATGGCGAGTTTCTTGTCATCACAGAATTGAATGACCCGTTTTCAGTGAACCCGCTGAAATATGGTTCGTCAGAAGTTGACCCAGACCCGATCAAAGCCATCTTGAAACTGCGCAACGAAATCTATGCGCTAAACCGCTACACCATCGAGGTGTTCGACAACGTAGGCACGGCTGGCTTTCCGTTCCAGCGGGTGAGCGGTGCGCAAATCCAAAAGGGTGTCGTCGGGACATTTGCCTGCTGTGTCTTCATGGACGCCATTGCGTTTATCGGTGGTGGTCGGAATGAAGCGCCGGGCATTTATCTTGGGGCCAATGGAAACGCGCAGAAGATATCCACCCGTGAGATTGAGGAAGTCTTGCAGGAATACACCGAGGCCGAATTGGCGGTATCTTACATTGAAGAAAAGATTGACCGAGCGCACCAACACCTGATCGTTCACCTGCCCCGGCACACGTTTGTGTTTGATGGCGCTGCATCAACTGCGCTGTCTATGCCCGTCTGGTTCACTCTTTCGTCAACGGTTGTTGGCGAGGACATCTGGAACGCAACCGAGTGCATCTGGTGCTATGACCGCTGGAACGTGGCGCATCCCACAACTACCCAATTTGGCTATCTTGTCGATAACATCAGCACCCATTGGGGCGAGACCATCGGCTGGGAGTTTGGCACGCTGATCGTCTACAACGCGGGCAACGGCGCTTTGTTCCACGACATGGAGCTGGTTAGCCTGACAGGCTCAACGGCATTCGGCGTCGATCCCACGATCTGGACGCAATATTCGGTTGATGGCATCACTTGGAGCGTTGAGAAGGGCATCAGCGCAGGGGCCATAGGACAGCGCAATAAGCGCCTAGTTTGGTTCCAGCAGGGGAACATGAGGAACATGCGGATGCAGCGCTTCCGTGGCACCTCTGACGCCCACCTAGCCGTTGCAGCACTGGAGGCGCGGGTTGAACCGCTGGCATTCTGATGGCTGACCCAACAGTTCCAACACGCAACCAGATCGCGGCACTTGCCCAGAATGACCCGGCAATGATCAAGGCACTTGAACGTCTGTTCATTGTCGCCGGCAGTCTGACGCCTTCTGACATCGCCACGCTAACCCAGTTGATTTTGGATGTTGGGTATAGTGCGGGAGCTGCGGATAACAAAGCCGAGTTGGCACTGTCGAATAACGCCATACGCGCCGACTATCTTGACTTTGACGCTTCGCCGCACGTCACACAGATGCGCAGGCTGGCTTGGAATGCGATAGACCAGACGCTTGATCTGGGCATGGAATACGATGTCACGCAGCAGATTGGGCTAGAGACTTATGCCCGCGTGGCAAACTTCACTGGCGTGACAATCCCGAACGGAACAGTGGTTGGGTTTACTGGTGCCGTGCCTGACAGCGCTTTGTCAGTTGCGCCCTATCTAGCCAATGGGTCAACCCCGTCTTTGTATATGCTTGGCGTGATGACGCATGATCTGCCGGACACCGGAACTAAGGGTTATTGCACAGTTTGGGGTTTTGTGCGGGATTTGAACACAAGCGCATTCACTCTTGGTGACATCCTTTATGCCTCTCCAACAGTGGCCGGGGCATTTACCAATGTGAAGCCGACAGCGCCAAACAACGTCATTCCAGTCGCGGCTGTTCTACAGGTTGGAACGACAGATGGCGTTATTTTTGTCCGCCCGACAATTGAGCAGCAAAAATACTACGGCGAGTTCACTAAGACAGACACGCAATCGCCCGCTGCCATCAACACCGCATATGCGCTGACATTCACAAATACAGAAATCGCAAATGGTGTTTCGCGTGGAACGCCTACGTCGCGAATCGTCGTTGCTCAGGCTGGATTGTATAGCATTGCCGTGTCTGTTCAGATCACATCAACCAATGCGTCACAGAAATCTGTTTGGGTCTGGGCGCGCAAAAATGGAACAACGGATTTCGTAAACTCTGCACGCATCGCATCAACAAACCTAAACAATGGTTATGTGGTAGTAATGCTAAACGAGATCGCTTCGCTAATTGCTGGTGATTTTATCGAAATCATGTATGCTGCGGATGACGTAAACGTAAGCATCGCAACTGTTGCGGCAACCGCCTTCGCACCCGCAGCACCCGCTGCCATTCTCGCCGTAACACAGACGGAGCAATAACAATGGCAACGACAGTCGCACTTTTGATCGCAGCCAAGCAGGCCGAGGCTGCACAGACGGCGCAATACACTGCTATCGGCGTTAAGGCCATCATCGACAAGTTCACCGCAACAAACACCAGCGCGTCGAACGTCACGCTTTCGGTAAACTTTGTGCCATCAGGTGGATCAGCCTCTGCAAGCAACCTAATCTTGAAGGCCCGCGCTATTGCGCCGAATGAAACCTACTCCTGCCCGGAGTTGATTGGGCAAGTCATCGATGCTGGTGGGTTTCTATCCACGCTTGCATCAGCCGCATCTGCAATAACAATCCGCTGCTCAGGTCGGGAGATCGTATAATGGACGAAATGATGATTGAATTTGGTTTGCCGAAGCAGAAGATTGTTTCGACAGCCGAGAACCGCAAGAACCGCCAAGTGGTGATTGACGAATGGAAGCTGGGGCCGGAAAAGGCATCGGTCGAACCGTCAGCCAATGGCCCGTTCTGGAAGAGTGTTGCAGCCGCGTGGGACATGACCGACAAAGAGGCTCGCCGCCGCCTTTGTGCTAACTGCGATTATTTCCAAAACGATCCAATGATGCAGGCCAAGATGGAAAGCATCGCGCTGGACAAGTTCGACATGGATGGCGGTGGCCGAGGCTATTGCAAAAAGTTTGACTTTGTGTGTCACAACCTGCGGGTCTGTCAGGCTTGGGAAGAGGAAGACTGATATGGACTATCGCAGCCTTGCCAGCCAGATCGCCATTGAAGAGGGTGTTGACCCCGACCTGTTCATGCGGCTGGTCGAGGCCGAGAGTTCATTTAATCCCAATGCCAGTTCACCCGCTGGTGCAATTGGCCTGACCCAGTTGATGCCCGGCACTGCAAGCGATTTGGGCGTCGACCCTACCGATCCCGTGCAGAACCTTCGCGGTGGTGCGCGATATTTAAAGCAGCAATTGGATAGTTTCGGTGATCCAACACTGGCACTTGCTGCGTATAACGCGGGACCGGGCAATGTGCGGAAATACGGTGGCATCCCACCCTTCAAAGAGACGCAGGCATATATCGACCGCATTCTTGGAATGGGTCCGCCTATGCCACCACAAACCGCCCAGCAAACTGCACCAGCGCAAGGTGATTTTGCTCGTGGGTTTCAGCCAGCTAAGACATTGGCCGATCTATATCCAAAGCCAATTGATCCGTATTCGCTGTATGATCCGGCTGCAATTCGGCAGAGGTATATGCTCACATGACAAACCTTGATAAAGCGCCGCTTTTCTGCGATACTGCGCGGGCTGAGACATTGGCCAACCAGCAGGCGCTATCCGAAGAGGATCAGCCGTTGCATGAAATTCAGCCCATCCAAGACATTACTGCAATGCTGGATGGCATTGAATCCATGATGTTGGACATGCCGCAGATCGACTGCCCTGTCGTTCACCATTTCGGGGCGGGCATATACATCCGCGAAGGTTTGATTACTGCTGGAACTTACATCATCGGTCATGTTCACAAAAAGCAAACTATGAATGTATTGCTCAAGGGAAAGATGGCTGTTTTTGTGAATGGTCAGGCAAAGGTCATCGAGGGGCCTTATATATTCATCAGCGAACCGGGCCGAAAGTTTGGTTATGCCATTGAAGACTGTATTTTTCAGAACATCCACGCGACAGATAAGACAGACTTAAGTGAGATAGAAGACGAGTTCATCGATAAGAGCGAAGCATGGAATGATAAGCAGATTGCAAATTCCAGCGTGGAAGCAATTGATGCGGCAATAAGAAAATATCTTGAGAGGTCAAACTAATGTGGGTCGCAGCAGCCATCGTCGGAAGCGCCGTTGTAAGTGGCGTTGTGCAGTCTAATGCCGCAAAGAAGGGTGCGGCTGCGCAAACAAAATCCGCCCAACAAGGAATTGATGAGCAGCGCCGTCAGTTTGATGCCTTACAGCTATTGATGCAACCTTATGTGACGACCGGGGCATCGGCTCTGGGTCAACAGGCTGCATTGATTGGAGTTGGCGGCGCTGAAGCACAGCAATCCGCAATTAATGCCTTGCAGCAGGGTCCAGAGTTTGCCGCCCTAACACGGCAAGGCGAAGAAGCTATCTTGCAAAACGCGGCTGCTACTGGTGGCATTCGCGGCGGGAACGTTCAGGGTGCGTTGGCTCAGTTCCGCCCACAGGTTTTGTCTTCGCTGATCGAACAGCAATATAACCGTCTTGGCGGTCTATCAACAATGGGCCAGAACGCTGCGGCAGGTGTTGGCACCGCTGGGATGCAGACAGGCGCAAATGTATCTAATCTTTTGGCCCAGCAGGGCGCCGCACAGGCTGGCGCAGCGCTTGCATCAGGTCAGGCTTGGGGCAATGCAATCGGAAGCATCGGCGGCGCATTAGGCCGAGGCGCAGCCTTTACGGGCTATCAACCTCTCGACGCAAAAGGAAATGCAATGGCTCCATTAACCACAGGCCAAGCAATGTTCTATGGAGGCCAGTTTCAATAATGGACCCGATCAACTACATCCTTGACGTAAAGAACCCCATTGAGGAAGCCATCAAGGGCTACACGATGGGCCGCAATGACATCGCCCAGCGTCAAGAGATGCAGATCCAGCAGCAGACTGCGGCTATGCAGCAGCAGGCTTTTGCAGATCAGCAGACTGCCTTGGCAGAGCAACGTGCAGCCGCAGCGCAGCAGAAGGCACAGGCCGCAGCATATCAGCAAGACCTAATGGTTCTGCGCGATGCGGCAGCGAATGGAAAGCTGACGCCTGAAATGCAGAATGCGTTTAATCTCAAATATGCGGCTAACCAAGCAGAGATCAAAACAGCGTTTGACGCAATGTCAGAACCCAAACGGCAAGAACAAACTGCATTCGGCATCAACTTGGTCACAAGCCTGTTGAGTGGAAACGCTGATGCGGCAGTTACGATGCTTGATGAGCGCATTTTGGCGGCTGAAAACTCTGGCGATGCGGAGGAAGCTGCGAAGCTTCGAGCAAACCGCAAGATCATAGAGATAGACCCCTATGCGGCAGCAATCAGCATCGGGTCGGCCATGACGGCAGCGGATGCTATTAAACCTGATGTGTGGAAAAGCATACTTGATGCAACGCAACCAAAAGCAGCAGAAGCCGCATCGCCGCTTGGTAAACTTGCACAAGATGTCGACAAAGGAATCCTTCCACAATCCGTTCTAGATTCGGCTCTCAAGCTAGATAAAACAACTGCTGAAGGCGGGCTAACACTCAAAGACAAGGTGGCCGAAGAGGCGCGTCTGCGTGGAGAATATGGCAAGCGCACAGAAGACCTAACATCTGCCGAGCGCAACCAGTCAATCATTGAGACATCCGCAGCAGATAACACTGGTGCTGGCGACATCGCGCTTGTTACCTCGTTCATGAAAATGCTTGATCCCGGCTCTGTTGTCCGTGAGACTGAATTTGCAACTGCGGCAAATGCTGGTGGCTTGCTTGGGCGTCTTCAATCACTGGCTACAAAAGTGGAAAGCGGTCAGTTCCTTAGTGCAGAACAGCGCACTGAATTTCAGAATCTTTCGCGCAAATTTCTTGAAGCTGCACAAGTTCAAGAGCAGGGCGTCCAGCAAAGCTATCAAGCTATTGTTGACAACTATGGGCTTAATCCAGTCAACGTTTTTGGTGCGCGTGTTGCTACAGAAGGCGCAACTGGTGCAATACCGCAAAGTTTCCTGAGCAGCCAAGCAGTCATTGATGCCGCAAAGAAAAATGGCACAACTGCGGAAGCGATGTGGGGAATTATGAGCGCAGAGCAGAGGGCACTTTATGGCGAATGAAGCACTTGACCTAAATGCCATTGCAGCAGCGGCAGCTAAAGCAAGCGCGCCACCTGTTGCTGTTCAGATTACATCTGGTCCTGATTTAACCGCCGATCTAAGCCGCCAAGTCGGCCTAACCGGGCGAGCATTGGCGCAGGGTGCAGCCAGCATCCCAGCCATGCTTTACGATCCACTTGCCGCAACGCAAAACTATCTTGTTGGGCCAGAGGGTCTTATGCCGCTGTTGCCAAACGTAGCGCCGCTGCGTCAGCAAGTGCGTGACATCCTAACATCTGCTGGCGTTCCTGAACCAGAGAGCATCACCGAGCGCATTGTTGGCGCTATTGGTGAAGGAATGACGGGCGCTGGCGTTGGTGCTGGCCTTGCAAAGGGTGCAGCCAACTTGATGACAGGTGCGGGTCGAGCAGTTGCAGACATTATGGCAGCACAGCCCGGCGCACAGGTAATCGCTGGTGGAGGCGCTGGGTTGGGCGCACAGGCTGCAACTGAGATGGGTGCAGGACCAGTAGGCCAGATTGCAGCATCGCTGGCTGGTGGCCTTGCTGGTGGCCGTGCTGCGGGTCTTGGAGTGGCCGCACCGCAAGCTGGTTTACCTGCCGCAATCAAAGAGGCAGAACAGGCTGGCGTCCGCGTCATGACAACGGATGTTCGAGAGCCTACCACATTTGCTGGTCGATGGTTGCAACGCACTGGCGAGATGATCCCAATTGCCGGAACGGGTGGGCCGAGGGCAGCACAACAGCAAGAGCGCATCGACGCATCTGTTGATCTGCTGCGCAACTATGGCGTTGCTGAAACGGCAGCGGCTGACAATGCTGTCATCTCAAACGTGGCAAAAGACTTGCTGGCTAAACGATCCGCTGATCTTGCGAAATACACGGGCATGAAGACAGACGTGATTGAAGGTCTGAAAGACGTTGGCACAGTTGATGTCACACGCACGGTTAAGGCAATTGATGATGAGATCGCCAGCCTTCGCGGTCTGCGTTCAGGCGCTTATGAACCTGTCATTGCCCGGCTGGAAGATTGGAAAAAAGCCATCACTGGGACACGGGAAGTAACTTTGCCTGATGGCACCGTTCGCAATGAAGCCCGTGGTCAGCCGATCACGAACATCGAACAGCTTCGTAAGGATATTGGCGCAGCGTTTACATCGCCAGAACTATCGTCGATCCGATCCACAGGCGAAAAGGCATTGAGCCGCATCTATGGACCTTTGCGTGAAGACATGGGCGATTTCATCAAGGCAAACGGCCAGCGCCGGGACTTTGACAAATGGTCAGTGGCAAACAAGCAACTCAAGACAATGGTTGGCGACCTTGAACTTGGGGCGATGCGAAATGCTCTTGATAAGGGCGATGCAACACCTGAGTCGGTCAGGGCATTGCTGTTCAGTTCGAAGCCAAGCGAAATCCGTGCTTTGTATCGCGGCCTGTCTGCTGATGGAAAGCGCAATGCTCGAACAGCAATTCTCCAAGAGGCATTCACAAAGATTGGCGGAGAGTTTGAAAGCCTAAGCCCTGATCAGTTCAAGCGCCAGCTTGTGCGTCTTGGTGCGCCAATTGGCGTGTTCTTCTCTGGGCAGGACTTGAAAGCCGTTGAGGGTCTAGTGCGCACTCTCAAGATGACAGAGCGTGCTGGCCAAGCTGCTGTGTCGCCACCAACGGGCGTTCAGGCTGTTCCAATAATCGGTGCGGCAGTCTTGACTGATCTTCTGGGTGGAGCAGGCGCAGCGGTCGTTAGCGGAGCAACAATCGGTGGTTTGGCTCGAGCATACGAAAGCGCAGCAGTGAGAAACCTTCTTTTGAAAATTCCGCAAGTGGCAGCAGGAAGCGCTGAAGAAGCGGAATTGTTTAAACGTCTCACCGCAGCAATAAATGCGCAGAAAGCATCCGAATCGGAAACCCGTCGATGATGCTATCCAAACACCCCATTTTCGTGTTAAATGACACGCAAGGAGATCATAAATGACGCTGACCCAGCTTGCACCGCCCTATCCGATCTTCACCGACAAAAGCGGATCGCCGCTTGATAATGGCTATCTGTATTTTGGGACGGTAAACCTGAACCCAGAGACCAATCCTATCACCGTCTATTATGACGCAGCCCTGACGCAGCCCGCAGCGCAGCCTCTACGCACGTCCAATGGCTATGTGATGCGCAATGGCTCCCCGGCGGCTATCTACACCAACGGCTATTTCTCAGTGACTGTGCGCGACAAGAACAAGGCGATGGTGATTTATTCTCCGTCTGGCTATGGCATCACGCCCGGAACATCTGCATCGCTCACAGATCAGATGACATACAATGAAGGTGAAACTGGCGCTGTTTCTCGCGTTTTGACATCTCGCTTGCAGGATTATGTTTCAGTCAAAGACTTTGGCGCAAAGGGTGACGGAGTAACGAACGATAATGCTGCGTTTGTAGCAGCCATCGCTGCGGCTGATGCTATCTACATTCCAGAGGGCACATATATAGTTTCTGGACCTATCGACATCCGTGGGAAACATATCTTTGGAGCGAGCAAAGAAAGTTCGAAGCTGAAAGTTGCGGGGGCGAATACCCAGACTACCGTGTTCTACAATACAAAAACTAGCGCGGCGTCTTGGGGAACTGGTGGGGGATGTTTTCTGACAAACTTCACCATCGAGGGATCATGGGATGGCGCAACTGCCCTAGCTAATGCCTCTTGGGATAGCACCGCAGCACTTGTTAAGTTTGGCGCTGGCGCTGGCGTTCGGATGTTCAATGTCCGCTTTACAAAGTCTTACGGACATGGGGCATCATTCTACTTTTTGGGATACTCATACTTCACGCAGTGCGATTTTGCAGCAAACGCGCACAATGGTTTGCACTTGGAAGCCTCGAGTGGAACAGATGCAATCACCTCAACATGGGTAGACGGTGGAAACGCAAATAGCAATTCACGCGGCGGGCAGGTTGGGAACATTTATCTAAAAAATGGCGTTGGATGCTTTATCCGTGGCGTCACATTTGAGGATAGCAATGCTGGCGTTTATCTTGATGGTAACGACAATAGAAACGTAACACTAATAAATAACCATGCCGAAACTTGCACTGATGGGATACTGAAATTTGTAGGGTTTGGACTCAACACAGCATTAATTGACAACTTCATTGATGCTGCTTCTGTCATGCAGAGAGCAAGTTCTGCCAACAGGCTAATAATGGCTTTTGGTAATAGTGAGTCATTCAACAACATTGAGACTGGCCTTAACAGCCTAACAATGGCTGGTTCGTTGATAAATGGTGTAGCAACAGATGCCTCTACAAGAAATATAAATGTATCAAGCAGCACACAAGCGCACTTCAAGGTAGTTAACCCGCACCAAGGATATGCTGGGGCACCTATCGGGGGACTTATTTTAAGTCAAAGTAACAACCAGTTTGGAGATACGGGGCCACGCATAGCCGCACTTCCAGAAGGAAGCATAAACCAAGACCAATTTGGCATCAATTTTCAAATTCGAAATGGTGCAGCAAACGCTTGGGTTGACAGCGTTTACATGCTGAAAAGTGGGAATGTTATCCCAGCCGTTGACGGGTCTGCGGACTTAGGGACCAATGCGTTTTTTGATGGAACAACAAACGTCAATAAACGTTGGCAAGATGTCTATGCAACAAACGGAACAATCCAAACATCAGATGCCCGTGAAAAGAAAGACATTTCTGACTGCACCCTTGGTTTGAGTTTTGTCAACTCACTACGTCCTGTGTCCTATAAATGGATTCAGACTGGTAGCAAACTGACCGACAACCCAGACGGAAGTGCTTCGTTAGTAGAAAAAGTTGGTAAGCGCACTCACTACGGCCTCCTAGCGCAAGAGGTTGAAAAAGCTGTAACGGATGCTGGGATCGATGTTGATGATTTCGCTCCTTGCATTGGTAGCCCAGATGACCCGAATGCAACACGCGGTTTGCGGTATCAGGAACTGATTGCCCCACTGATTAAAGCAGTGCAAGAACTGTCAGCAAAAGTAAAAGTGCTGGAGGGGAACCCATGAAGCCAAAGAAATGTGCCACAAAAAACAAGGTATCTAGCGCTATCAGAGTCATAGTGCTTTCCTCTCTCATGCTCAAAGTAGGAGTCTAAAATGCCAAGAACATCAGTATCAGCCGCAGCACAGAATACGTTTTCCGATGCCATCCAAATTGTCGGAAGTTTTGACATCTCGGTATCTGGAACCTTTGTCGCAACTGTGACAGCGCAGCGGTCAGAAGACGGAACAAACTGGCGTGACGTTAAGTCATACACAATCCCGGCGGAAGAGGTCGGTTATGACCCAATTTTGACTTACTATCGCGTTGGGGTAAAAACTGGTGGATACACATCTGGAACAGCTGTGGCATTCATTAATGGTTATGATGTTTGGCCGAATCGGTTGTAATAAAAATGCAAATCATAAGATCAGTTTTCTCTAGCGTTTTCGGGCAAGCTATTCCTGATACTAACTGGATATTGGCCGAAGGCGTATGGTATGACAACGGCCAATGGATCGACACCGCAACATGGAATGATGGAGTTTAGTGAATGACGAGCATCTCTAATGGCGAAAGCGGCTCTAGCGTCCGCACAAAGCTAAACGACTCTCTTGCTATCACTGACTCGTTCTCTGTCAGTTCTGGGAAACTAACAGTTACGGCTAACTCCGCATCTGCTGCCATGACGGTGACTCAAACAGGTGCAGGCAATGCGTTCGTGGTTGAGGACAGCACAAGCCCAGATGCTAACCCATTTGTGGTTGATGCATCTGGAAGTGTGGGCATTGGCACGATTACGCCCGGTGAAAAGTTAGATGTATCTGGCAACGGTAGGTTTACGTCAGGTGGTGATGTTTTAACTTTGAAATATATCAGTGATGGCGCGTCCGTCCGCCTTGCTTGGAAAAACGCATCTGGGACAACTTTGTGGGACATGGTTGGCGGCACGATAAACCGTCAAGATGAATTTGCAATACGCCGCGCTGGCACATCGGTTGTGTATCTTGACAATTCTAGCAACGTGGGAATTGGCAACACAGCCCCCGTAGCCAAACTCCACGTCACTGGCGCATCAATCACCACTGGCGTTGTCTATAAGGCACAACCAGCCCAGACATCAAAGGCCGCTGCGGCAACCCTGACCATCGCGGAACTTCTCACTGGCATCGTCCAATACACGGGCGCGGCTGCTACGCTAACCCTGCCGACAGGAACGTCAATCGAAGGTGGCCTACCAGCTACATTCCCGACAGATATGTCGTTTGATGTTTCCGTCATCAACACGGGCGCTGCACTGCTAACTATTGGCGCAAATGGCAATACTACTGTCGGGGCAATGACTGTCGCAACGCTAACATCTGGCCTGTTTCGGTTCCGTAAGACCGCTGCAAATACCTACACTGTCTACCGCGTCTCTTAAGGAACGTAAAATGGAACTAAACCCGCAGGTTATCATCAACATCATTGCTGGGATTATACTTAGCGGGATTGGTTGGTTTGGGCGTCAAATGTGGGACGCAGTTAATGAACTGCGCAAAGACCTGCATGAACTTGAGGTTGATTTGCCTAAGAACTACACCACCAAAGATGACTTCACAGCCGCGATGCAAAAGGTCAGCGATGGTCTTCAGCGTATCTATGACAAGTTAGACAACAAGGCTGACAAGTCATGAGGCCGATCAGCGAAATTATTGTCCACTGCACGGCGACCCGTCCTGAATGGATGTGGGACCGACCGACCAGCGAAAAGGTCGCAGAGGTGCGGCGCTGGCATGTTCACGACAATGGCTGGAAAGATATTGGCTATCATTTCCTGATCGACCGCGATGGCACCGTTGCCAAGGGCCGACCGATTGATCAGGTTGGGGCGCACACGATGGGCCACAATGTTGGCTCTATTGGGATCAGCTTGTTCGGCGGGCATGGATCAGCCGCCAATCAGAAGATCAGCGACAACTTCACTGATCTGCAAGACGCTGCGCTTCACGCGCTGATCGTGAAGCTGATGGCCATTTACAAAATTGCAAAAGTCAGTGGGCATAATCAATACGCTGCGAAGGCATGTCCGGGCTTCTATGTTCCGGGCTGGTTCGGAAAATCATCATCTGCAAACATGAACGGATAGCAAAATGACGACTCAGGAAATTTCTGGCATCGTGCGGGCCTTGGTTGCGGCTCTGGGTGGGTGGCTTGTTGGTCAGGGCCTAGTGGACTCTGAAACTATGATGACGGCTGGCGGCGCTCTTACCACGCTTGTGGTGGCTGCGTGGTCGATCTACTCCAAGCGTAAGGCTGCTTGATATGGACGGCCTTTATAAAAACATCGCTGAAAAGAAAGCCCGCATCAAGGCTGGATCAAAAGAGAAGATGCGCAAGCCCGGCACTAAGGGTGCGCCCACCAAGGCGGCATTCATCGCATCGGCAAAGACGGCGAAACCTGCAAAGATGGCGAAAAAGAAATGAAAGATGGTCGGTTGGCAAAGGCTGGGGTGACAGGCTTCAACAAGCCTAAGCGGACGCCAAGTCATCCGACCAAAAGCCATGTGGTTGTTGCCAAGGAAGGCGACACCATCAAGACGATCCGCTTTGGCCAGCAGGGTGTGAGCGGATCGCCTGCCAAGAAGGGCGAGAGCGAGGCCGAAAAGAAGCGCCGGGCATCCTTTATGGCTCGCCATGCAAAGAATATTGCCAAGGGCAAAATGAGCGCGGCCTTTTGGGCGGCGAAAGAAAAATGGTGACGCTTCGCCTTTGCATTACATACGTTTTCGTTTTCATCAGCGCACTGGTGACAAGTTGGTTTGGTGGCAGAAAACAGGGCGAAACTGACGCCAAAGTGAAGGGCTTGCAGGAATATGCTGACACTCGGAAACGGATGGACGAAGTGGGCCGCATGTCTGACGCTGATGCTGCTGCTGAGTGGCTGCGCAACCGTTCCAAACAGTGAGGCAATCTGCAATGGCACGACACAAAGCAGGACGGCCCATGCTGCGGCACTGGTTGCGGATGGTGGCCCTCAGTCGCTGGTTACGGGCGCGTTACTGATCCAACAGATCGACGCTGGATGTGAGCAATGACGCCCCGGCAACGCGAAATCTATGACGCTGTGCAGCGGCTCGGTAGTAAGACCGCCGCAGCCAAAGAATTACAAGTTGATCGCAAGACAATCCGCAGATCATACGCTGCGGCAGAGGCTTGGCTAAACGCTGATGAAGGCATCATTGCTGCGCTGGAAAGCACTGGCCTATCTACTGACACAGGCAAGCATGGCTGGCGGCGCGTCCAGAACAAAGAAACAGGCTCATGGGATTCGGTCTTCTGGAAGTCTGAGGTATCGCAAGACGAAGTGACGCCTTGGGCGGATCTGTTCCGCGAAGCCTTGGGGTCTGTTCCAGAGGCTTTGCCCACGCTAGTTCCTGACAATGTGTCGCATGACCTGCTGCCACGCTACATCATCGCTGACGTGCATTTTGGGATGAAGGCATGGGTTGACGAGACGGGAGCAGAATATAGCGTTGAAATCGCCGCACAGCGCCTCTCAGACGCATCTGCAACGCTTATCAATGCGGCGCCATCTACCGACAGGGCAATCATCCTAAACCTCGGTGATACGCTGCACCAGAACGACAGCAAGAACATGACCCCGACATCAGGCCACATCCTCGACGTGGATGGGCGCTTTGCGCAGGCGGCAATGGCTGCGGTTCGGGCGCACGTCAATATGATCGAAGCAGCAAAGGCCAAGCACAAAAACATCGACGTTGTGATCTTGGCCGGAAACCATGACCCAGACTTTACGCAGATGCTGGCGATTGCTCTGGTGTTCAAATACGAAGCTGACGAACGCGTAACGGTTCACTTTAACCCGGCGAAGTTGTGGGTCTGGGAGTTTGGCCGCAATATGTTGACAGCGCATCATGGCGACAAGACGAAGCCAGATCGCATTGTTATGCAGGCTGCTGATGTTCACGCGCCGATCTGGGGCCGCACATATTGGCGATACCTAGATACCGGGCATATACACCAAGACAGCGCAAAAGACATCGGCGGGATGTTCTGGGAAAGCCATCGAGCAATCACAACGCGGGACGCAGCTGCGGCAGGTTTTGGCTACACGGGCCGATCGACAATGAAGTGCATCACCGTTCACCGCGAGCGTGGCGAGGTTATGAGGCACACAGCAGCGATAGGTTGATTGTGGGGGTGATCTGCACCCTGAGCGCATGGACCGTGGTGTCCTGCCTTCTCTACCCCACGCAGGGCCTGATCTGATTTATATACCACGAAGCCACTGTTCAACCAACGGCAAATATTTGTGGTCTTCTCCGTATTTCTCAACCCAAGATGCTTTTCCGTTGTGGATCGCATCCGGGCCGTCTTGATGATGCGCCTTGCAAAGCGGTATTACTTCAAAGTCACTGGCCTTGGTTGATCCAAACCGACCACAAAAAACGTGGTGAGCATCGCTCGGCCCAGGACTGCGGCAGATCACGCAGGGCAGTTGTTTGACGCGGGCAATGTGCGCCCGCGCCTTAACTGTGCCATGCTCGGCCTTGGGTTTCTTCTGACCCAGTGGGCCGCGTCCTGCTAGGTCAGCCATCTTTCCCACTTCAAGCATTGCACATTGTTTTTTTGCGCCATTTCGTAGAGATGGGCAACCTTTGCCTTAGACTTCTTGGCGCGTTGTATGGCCGCTTCGATGCGGTCTTTTTCTTCATACAGCGGCGGCAATTTGGAATAAGCTGCGGTCTTCATAAATGGCTTGAGTATCCAGTGCATGTTACATCCCCAGCGCTGCGCGGTAAGTCATTTCGATTGCCTCTTCCTCGGCCACTTCATCGGCGCGTTTCTTCCGCAGCGCCACGACCTTGCGCAGAACCTTCACGTCAAAGCCGGATGATTTGGCATCTGCGTAGATCGCTTTGCGCACCTCGGTTTCGTCTGCGATGGTGGCATTCTGCGCCTCAATGCGTTCGACGATCTGGAGCAGTTCTTGGTTGATGTCTTGCATATCAGTTCCTCGGTTTGATTGTTGGTAGGGCTTTTAGAACGGCTTTTCCTTCGTCGGTCAGTCGCCAATGGTTTCCGACAGTTTCAACCATAAAGAATGGGTTATCATCCGGGGCGTCTACACGTTCAGCCCACCCAACAAGTTCGAGGCTGTAAAGCGCTGCGCCATGAACATTGCTGTGAATGGATGTGAAGACTTCTTCGCCGTATTGCTCAATATCTTTGAGCGCTTGCCACCTTGTGGCGTTTAGTCTTGGTTTCATGCTCTTGATGCCTCAATTTTATCAGCCATCTTGCGCAAGAACGCTACAAAATTTGCTACATTTTCATCATCTATCATTGTCAAATTTTCTTGGAGAGAGGACGAAATGGTTTTCCATTTTACCAATGCCCCATCACCTGCGGTTTGGTTATAAAGAAAAAAACCGTCATCATCTACCGACAATGATATACATTGAAGCGCAACTGCCATTGACAAGTTGACTAGATCAGACAGCGTATCTGTTTCGGCATTGAATGTTGACAGAATATTCCATTCGACTGCTGGGTTGTCTCCTAAAAGAGTCCATATTTGCATATCAGTGAATGCACGATTATTTCCTGTTTCACCAGTAGGTATGATCCATTTAGGTTTTTTCATTGTTTTTCTCCTTTTCAGACCACACGACACCATGCCGTGCGCCATATTCGTAAATCGTTTCGATCAGGTCTGACATCTGCGGCTTGGTCAGCTTTGACGACCTAAAACCAAGCGGAAATGGACCTGACCCATCCAAGCCTTCTGCGAATGCCACCTGATGGCCCAGAGAGTGCAGAAAGGCGCACTTCCACGTTTCAGGTGTCCACTTGCGGCCTTCTGGGCGGGCCATTGCCACATCGGTCAGCATGGCCCACATCTTGTCGTTCTGCTCCAATGTCCGATCACCGCCCGCGATTGTCACGGTCGAGTAATCCGGCGCTGCGTCTATAAGCTGGTGGGCGTATAGGCGTTGCCGTGGGCCTGTGAGGCGGACCTTGTATGGCATCAGCCTGCGCCCTGATTGGTCCAGTGGCTCACCATCACCGCGCTGACCTCATCGCGTGGGATGTCCAGTTCCTTCGCCACCTTGTCGAGCGTCATGGATGGGATGGCGTTCCACATCCCGCCCGCGTCATCCTCAATGCGTTCATAGGTCGCAATGATCAACTTCCGATCAAGCATTGAACTTCTCCCGAAGCTGCTGAAGTTTCATGTCCAGATCTCCCAAAAACTTGATGACCTCGGCCTTGATGTCTGTCTGCGTGGCATGATCTGCGTGGACCCGCTGCATCCAGAAATTCATGTCGCCCGGCATTCTTGGATCAAAGCTGACGAAATCGCACCATTCCCGCCCGCAGCACATCATCTGCACCTGCATCTGGATCATGTATTGGGATGGCACTTTACCATCCAGAAGCGTCTCGATGTGGGTGGCTGAGTTTGGGCATTTGATTTCGATCAACCCATCCGATCCTACCAGCCCATCAGGGGACGCGCCGAAGCCAGCAATGGTCGGGTGCGGGATAAATCCTGTCTCCACCACCGTTTCACCTGTCATCAACTCATAGGCCATGCGGGCCTGTGGCTCGGTATCTGTGCCATGCTGCATGGCGGCGCTGGTGAAGCCTTTCACAGATGCTTGCGTCAGACGCTCGGTGATAAGCTGGGCCATGTAGTTAGTCCGGCTGGCTGCATAGCCAGATTTGGTTTTTGCCATCACATCGGCGGTGCGGGATGCTGTTACACATCCCAACCGCGCTGCGAACCATTCTTCACTGCGCTGTTCCACTTTCCACTCCTTGTTGTGCTGCTTTTTTCTTGAGCATGGCAATTGCGTCGACCGCCTGCTTGTCGGTCAAGTCTTCCAGCGTCTCCACCTGCCAGTAAGCACAGAATTTCACTTCATCCGTGGAGGTGTAAAAAATCAGGGAATTGATTGCCTCCAGTTGCTCTGCGCCGATCAAGCGGATTCGCTCGGCCTTGGGCGCGGCCTTAGCAGCTGCGTTTCCATCATCATCTTCCGGCGCGATACCCGTCAGGCTTTCAAGCCCGATCCGCTTGGCGTAGGTCGTGGCCGATTTCATCCCTTGCATATCGTTCTTGTTGATGATCAGCGGAACATCGCAGGAAATCTCAGTGCCGCTGGCGCCATGCACCAAGGTCGTGCGCATCACAGCGCCGTGTTCGTCCCGCAGCATATAGTGGAACATTGCAACGCCTTGCTCGTTCAAGGCAGGGACAGCAACGGAAACCACATCCCCAAGGTCGGCATACTTGCTTTTGAATGCAGGGTTGGTTGCGCCTTTAACGACCTTGCCCATGCCAGCCTGTGCCGCGCACAAAGCCATGTAGATGTTTTTGTGTTCGGTCATTTCAGAACCCCAATCCATAGCCCAAGAAGAACAGGCCGTAGCCCATTGCAAAGAGCATCACAGCCCCAACTGCGTCTTCGATCCATTCGCGCATTAGTAAAACTCCACTTCATTCCAAAGAGACAGGATGGCGTCCTGCAACGCTTTAGGCAATTCTTTGATGTCGAACGGCGTGTCCAAAATGAACAGTTGGTCAACCTCGATTGTGTTCATGTCGACCTCATCCCATGTCGGAGAACCCGGCACGCCGAAGTCGGTGCGAACGCTTTCGGCGACAAAGCGCACCTTGATTTCTTCGCCTTTGTAGTATGCTTGCATGGTCTTTTCTCCCATTCTTGCGTTGTTCGTCTAACATCGGTCTAACGATCTTGTTCGGCGGTGTAAACAACTATTTGCATCAGGCGCAACTTTATGCAAGATGGCCGCATGGAAAACACATCACGCATCGCTCTGGCCCAGCACATCAAGGCCGAAGGTATGAAGAAGAAAGAGTTTGCCGCCATGCTCGGCGTCAGCGCATCGCAGCTTTCCCGCTGGTTGTCTGGCGCGGTCGTTCCCGATCGCCTGTCACGCAAGTTTGTAGAGTTTGCCACAGGCGTCTCATCGGATGGCTGGAAATGAAAATACAACCCAGCTTCGCCCGCAAGACCCGCAACAAGTATGGCGCCAAGAAAACGCAGGTGGGCGAGGTCACATTCGACAGCAAAAAGGAAGCTCAGCGCTACATGGAGTTGCAGCTGCTGGAACGCGCCGAGGAAATCAGCAACCTACGCCGACAAGTTCGTATTGATCTGATGGGTCAGCATAGGCCACTGCATACTCGCACAGGCCGGAAGATGCGGTTGACCATAGACTTTGCATACATCGAGGACGGCATCGAGGTGATGGAGGATAGTAAAGGCGTATGGACGCGAGACTTTGAGGTTCGGTATGCTGTTGCCATCGCTATGGGACTAAATCTGCGGGTGACGTAGAAACCGCTGTATTTGATGCCGAATGATGTATAAGAAAAAAAGGGCAGGGAACGCAGAAACGTTCAACCTGCCCTAAGGTGGCCGCAGCGGGGGAGAAGTCCGCTGAGATCGGCAAGCGCAGAGAGGATGCGCTGATCGTGTATCTACAGCACGATTGGCAACTCCACAACACAAAGGAGTGCCGAGATGCACAGTTTCGATCCAGACATAGCGCAGCGCTTGGGCGTCCATGCCGCTGTGCTTTACCAGAACATAGTTTGGTGGTGCGTTAAGAACGCAGCCAACGGACACAATCAGCATGATGGGCGTTATTGGACTTACAACAGCGTCCGGGCATGGTCTGAACTTTTTCCATACATGACAGCGAAACAGATCAGAACATCGCTTGATCGCCTTGAGACTGATGGCATGATCCTGTCTGGGGAATACAACAAATCTGCATACGATAGAACCAAATGGTTCTGCCCAGCCAGTCAAGTCGAGTTGCCCCACAGGGCAAGTCAATTGGCCACTGGGGGCAAACCTATACCTGTTATAAACACAGATATTAAACCAGATGAAGTATTGGGTGTAAAAGCACCAAGGCAACGCAAGCCTGAGATTGATTTACCCGATGGATGGGTGCCTAACGACAAGAATGTTCAAGACGCGATAGATCGCGGTTTCTCAGAAACGGAGATAAATGATGAAGCAGATCGATTTGGAAACTTCCACCGCTCTAAGCAAAACCGCTTCAGAGACTGGGACGCAGCTTGGCGCACATGGCTTGGCAATGCGCGGAAATTTGGAAACACTCAGCGAGGAAAAGGTGGAGCGCGGTCTGGCATGGCTGAGGCGTTTGCCAGCGTTGCAGCCGACTGCGCTGCCAGAGAAAGAAACCGTGCTGAGAATCCAGAGCGCACTGATGATTTCAGCCTCTGGGGTGTGGATCTCAGCTAGGGTCGCTGCGCTTCTCAGCCCTTACTATGAAAAAGACATCCCACAGGCCGTGCGCAAAATGGAAGCCGAAGACTGGGAGCAGGCTCTAAGCGGCTTTCCTCAGTGGGCCATCGAGAGGTCGGTGCGCTGGTGGAAGTCAGATGCCAACACAGACCGCCGGAAACGCCCGCTAGAGGGCGACATCGTGGCTCGGTGTAGGGTTGAGATGGATGGCGTAGCATCAGCGTCTAAGGTGCTGGAAATGAAGCAACGTGGCGCAGAGCATAAGCCGGAACCGCGTGAACGTCTCTCAGCAGATCGTGCTGCGGAAATCATGCGCGATGTCGGCTTTGGCGTGAAGCGGATGGAATGAAAATATTTGCGCCAAATGCAAGAAAGATGTTTACAGGGTTTGTGTATGTTGTAAGGTGTCTACAAGAACACCGCAACATGATGGGAAGAACAAAATGACCATGCTGAAAATGATCGCAGTTACCGCCGACCTTATCAAAGACGGCAAGACTGACCGTGAAATTCAGAAGCATTTGGCTGATCTGAAAGGCGCTCGCGTCTCACAAATAAACAAAATCATGCGATTGATCGCAGCCTGACAAAAAGGTGACCAGCCCTGCGGGGCTGGCACCATCAACCACAAAGGAGCAACAAAATGCTAACAATGACAATCGCCGGAAACGTGGGCAAAGACGCCGTGCTGCGAAACACGCAGGGCGGTGATCCAGTGCTTGGGTTTTCCATCGCCATCGATGGCGGCAAGGACAAGAACGGCAATAAGCGAGACAGCACTTGGGTGCAGTGCAATGTCTGGGGCAAGCGGGCTGAAAGCCTAAACAGCCACATCACCAAAGGCACGAAGCTGGTGGTGTCTGGTCGCCCCGGCGTTGATGTTTACGAAGGCAAAGGCCGTCTGACGCTTTCGGTGCAAGACCTGACGTTTATGGGCAACGCCAAGGAACGCACAGATCAGGAACCGCAGACCAACAGCCGCGCCGATTTGGATGACTCAGAAATTCCGTTTTAGGAATTAAAGAATGAAAGAGAACATGGAATACAACATTGTCAAAGACCAGCGCGGTGTCCTGCACACCATGCTGGACTCAATGAAGCGCGGCGATGAAGTGGTATATCACATTGGTGAATACGCTGGCGGCAAGCACAAGGCCGATGCGATGGAACTCTATAACCAAGGCAAGTGCATCTTGTTCCAGCGCAAACTAGGGCCGGGCAAGTTTGCCTATGTCGCCCGCAAACCTCTGCAGCTGTGAGGGTCTGGCAAGTGGGT